ACAGATTAATTATGTAAAAGCTACCGGTACTTGGACATATTATATGGCTAAAAATAATGGTTCAACTTGGACACAAGCCTATCAACATACTGCATTTGGCGCAGGAAATGCAATAGATTATTTAGAAATTGTAATTCTTAAAAGAACTGGAACTGGATTAACTCTTTACCCAGAATCAATAGCAATTATTCCATAGGGGTTACAAGTTTAATTTAAAAAACATATAAATAGTAGAAAGATTTTATATGTTGGAGACTATTTTATGGCACCGCCTAATTCCAGAGATACATTAATAGATTATTGTAAACGCCGACTAGGTGACCCAGTTTTAGAAATCAATGTTGATGAGGATCAACTTGAAGATAGAGTTGATGAGGCTTTACAGTATTATCAAGAGTATCATTCGGATGCCAGTACTAGAACCTATCTAAAACATGAAGTTACATCAACAGATGTAACAAATGAATATATTCCTATTTCATCTGACATTCTTTTTATATCAAAGCTATTTCCTGTTGCTAGTTCATTTTCTGGTAACAATAATTTCTTTGATATTAAATATCAAATGATGTTAAATGATATTGCTGATTTACAAAATTTTGCTGGTGATCTTGCTTATTATGAACAAATGCAGCAATATCTATCAATGTTAGATATGAAACTAAATGGTACTCCTCAAACTCAATGGTCTAGACATCAAGACAGACTTTATATTTTTGGAGATTTTGCTGAAAAAGATATTAAAGCCGGTGATTATGTAGTTGCTGAGGTATATACAATTATTGATCCGGATACACATACATCAATATATAACGATTTATGGTTAAAAGAATATACAACTGCACTTATTAAACAACAGTGGGGTGCAAACTTAATAAAATTTGAAGGCATGCAATTGCCTGGAGGAGTTATCCTAAATGGTAGACAACTCTATGATGATGCATCAACAGATATTGAAAATTTAAGGCAAAGAATTAGAGAAGAACACGAATTTCCGGCTGACTTTTTTGTAGGTTAATATGGCTCGTAATTTTTATTTTTCTGAGAAGGTCAGATCCGAAATAAACCTATACGAAGACCTCATGATTGAGGCTCTTAAAGTATATGGTCAGGATGTATATTACCTTCCTAGAACAATTGTTAATGAAGATACTCTCTTTGGTGATGACGCCGCATCTCAGTTTTATTCATCCAATAAAATTGAAATGTATATTGAGAATGTTGAAGGGTTTGATGGGGAAGGTGATCTTTTTACAAGATTTGGTGTTGAAATTAGAGATGAAGCAACTTTTATTGTAGCTAAATCTAGATGGAAAACTCAAATTAGTAGAGGAACATCCACAGTAATACAAAATGAAAGACCTACTGAAGGTGATTTAATCTATTTACCTTTAACAAAATCAATTTTTGAGATTAGACATGTGGAACATGAACAACCTTTTTATCAAATAGAAAATGTACCTATCTATAAAATGCGGTGTACTCTCTTTGAGTATTCTGGTGAGGATATGGACACCGGTACAACTATTATTGATGATATAGAAAAGGACTATGCATATCAATATAAAGTCTGCACACTTGCTCCAAAGAAAGCCACTGGAATTGTAGAAATCAATGAAGCATATTCAGATGTAAATATATTTGATTCAGATTATACTACCGGTGGTAATGTCATAAATCTTACATTGATAAACGGCGGCACATATTATACAACACCGCCTCAAATTACACTTATTGGTGGAAATCCAGATGATAGCGCACAAGCAATAGCTATTATAGATTCATCAACTAGACAAGTAATCGGACTACAAATTATTGATTCAGGTTATGGTTATTCATCTGCTCCGACTATTGTATTCTCTGGTGGTAGTGGTGTTGATAGTAATTACTCAGTAGGTGATATAGTTACTCAAACATTATCATCTGGTGTTGTTATGTCTGGTGAAATACAAAGAATTCAATTGGACTCTGCTGGTGATTCATCGCGTTGCTATTATTTGGCACATGTAGGTGGAGATGATGGTAAGTTTCACACATTTACTACAGGCGGTTCACTAATTAATAGTTCAACTAATATGGTAGTAGGAAATGGTTTAACCATTTCCGGTGTAACAGAATTTAATTATATGTCTGAAACAGAACAAAATGATGAATTTACTGAAAATTATGTAGATGATTTCCTTGACTTTAGTGAAAATAATCCTTTCGGGGATCCTGAGTCACAGTAGAGTGAATAAATAGTATTATAGCTAAAATAGGATAAAGACAATGGCAATTGTATATAGAGGAGTAAAAGGCAGTAAACTAACTATTGCCGAGATAGACGGAAACTTTTCTGATCTAAACAGTAGAGTAAATGCTCTACCAGATTCAAGTCAGGTTTCATCAATCATTCTTGCTGATGTAGATTCAGCATACGTTCAAGCACGTCAGGTAGATGTTTATCGCGATTCTGGGTTTGTAACTGGTATCGTTAATTCTAGCTATATTCAAGGTTTACAAACAACATTTGATTTTCTTGATTCTGCAGAAGCCATTGCACTTATTGATTCCACATATGTTCAGGTAAGACAAACCCCTCAAGACTTTGCATATGCATCTTTAACCGGTGCACCAAATGTACTTGATTCTATTGATGTAACAAATATTATTGATTCTGCTTATGTGCAATTAAGGCAGACTCCACAGGACTTTGCATTTAGTTCCCTTACTGGTACTCCAATAACAATTGCTGGATACGGTATTACTGATGCGTTTGATGGAGCATATAGTTCACTTACTGGTGCACCAACTAATGTTAGTGCATTTATAAATGATGCTAATTATCTAGATTCAAATACTGTAATTGGTGTTATTGATTCCGCCTATATTCAGGCACGTCAGGCAGACATTTTTAGGGATTCCGGTTTTGTAACTGGTATTGTTGATAGTTCTTATATTAATACGCGTTTAGATTTTAGTGCCATTAATCAGGATATTATTCCTGCAATTGATAGTCAATATGATCTTGGAAGTCCTACTCATAAATGGAAAGATCTACATCTTTCCGGTAGTACAATTTACTTAGGTGGATTAAAACTACAAGCTTTAAATGATGGCGCAGAAATTCAAGTATTGGATAACAACGATTCTGCTATTACTTTAGGTGGTGGATTATCTGCCGCTCAAGTGGAAAATAGAATTGATACGATTCTTCCATATGGACAACTTGGTGAATTTGTTGTATCAAGTGTTAATAATTCTAATACATACACAACAGACTTTCTTGTCTCTGTAAGTGATAAAATTGTTGATGATGCCGGAGCTTTATCAAGAGAACTATTAGATGCTCCAAGTCTTGCAGATATTTTCAATACCTGGGATAGATTTTCTCATGATGCTTCACTTACATTTCCTGCAAATGCTAGTGAGGCTGCAGCATGGTCATATAATGCTGGAACAAATACCGTAAGTAGTACCGTTAATTCCGGCACCGTAACCGGATTCTATTCTCCAGATACTTATGATAATTGGACATTTACTACCGATTTGGCATCTGCTGGGGCGGACAATGATATAGGATTTGTAGTTGCAGGTTTTGTGACTGATCCTGCAACTGGATACGAATATACTCTTACAGTATTTAGACAGACGGACGGCGGTATTGGTGGTCTTGGATCATGGGGTATTGTCTATAATATGGGCCAAACAGATCAACAGATCTTAGCAACAAATTCTACTGCTAATGGAGCCGGTGGATGGAATGCGGCTGGGTCTACTCAGATTAAGGTTGTAAAGAATGGCAGAAACATTACTGCAACAACTTCACAATTCGGAAGCCTTACACTTGATCCTGCAACTGTATTAACTTATGATCTCGGTTCAAATGCAAATACTGTAAGATTTGCTGGACCGGTTCAATATGGTTTCGGTGCATGGAGTCAAGATCAGTGTGCGTTTACAAATATTAACTTTGTACCTGAAGTACCCGAATTACTTTATGATTTCAGTAGTGGTAATATTTACACATATAGTGCTGCTAATCAATTATGGTCAATCGACTCAGATAGATCATTGAATGATGCACCAGGAAGAATTCTACACAACTTTAAAACTGGTAGAACATTCTATAATACTGGTAGTGGTGGTTATGCAATTGGTACTGCTAGACAATTTAATGACGTAATCTATCAACTTCCTTTGGCTGCAGAGCCGGACAGCGACAAGACAGGTGGTTTAGGTCTTCAACCAGGTATGTTTGCTGTAGCAAATGGTGTTGAATGGGACCCTGCAAGTAAAAGTGGAGCAGTACCATATCCAGTATTCTGGGATGGCGCTTCATGGAATGCGTTGTACTAAATGTTTGGTGGTCATTTTTATCATGAACGCATACGTATGTCGGTTGCTATATTTGGTAGACTGTTTAATAACCTGTATGTTGTTAGAAAAAATGCATCAGGTGGTGTATTAAACCAATTAAAGGTTCCTTTAGCATATGCTCCCAGGCAAAAATATTTAGATAGAATTAGAGAAAATCCTAGTTTGGAAAATGATACTAGAGTAGCAATTAAACTACCTAGAATGTCATTTGAAATTACTGATATTCAATATGATCTAACTAGACAATTAGCAAAAGTAAGCAATTTTAATACAAAAGGGGCAACTGTAGAAAAAAGACAAAAGTTCTATTCTCCAGTCCCATATAATATTGGATTTGCTCTTAACATCTATGCAAAAAACCAGGATGATGCATTACAACTTGTAGAACAAATATTACCTACATTTAACCCTCAATACACTTTATCAATATTCCCATTTAAGGAATCGTATCCTAATTTTGTAGAAGATGTTCCTATTGCAATTACTGGACTTACATTTCAGGATGATTTTGAAGGAGCCTTAGAACAAAGGCGTACCATTATCTATACTCTTACATTTGAAATGAAAGTACAATTTTATGGTGATATTGAAAATAAGAATATTATCCGTAAGTCTGAAATAGATATTTTTAATATGCAAGCAGGTCTTAATGATTCTGATATATATTTAGAAAGAGTTACTGTAACGCCAAACCCATTGTCGACATTTGGTACTGCTGATAGCGATTTTGGATTTACAGAGGAAATAGTTATGGCAAGTGATAGTAGTGTATAATGGCAGATGATCAAAATATTAAATCAGATTATGATTATTCTAGGCAAACGTATTACGATCTAATTGAAAAGGGTAGAGAAAGCCTAGAAGATATGATCGAGGTTGCCAGGCAATCAGAGCATCCTAGAGCATATGAAGTTCTTTCTGGTATGATTAAAAACATATCAGATGTTAATGATAAATTAATGGATTTAAATAAAAAGCAAAAAGACATTAATAGAATAGATAATGAACCAAAACAAGTTGGAACAACAAATAATTTATATTTAACAACATCCGATTTGCAAAAAATGATGCGAAGTGATAATGAATCACTTGTTGACATAACACCAGAAAAAGAATAATGAATCAAAGTGATAGTTACCTAGGTAACCCAAATGTAAAAAGAGATGGTGTTCTGCAAGTTTGGTCACCGGAACTTTTAAAAGAATATAAAAAATGTATGCAAAATCCTGTGTATTTTGCAGAGAACTATGTAAAAGTTATTTCACTTGATGATGGATTAGTTAAGTTTAGTTTATATCCATATCAAAAGGAAATGTTTGGACATTTTAATGACAATCGCTTCTCAATCATTTTGGCTTGTCGCCAGTCTGGAAAATCAATATCGGCATGTGCATACCTCCTCTGGTTCGCCCTCTTTAATCCGGAAAAAACAATTGCGGTTCTTGCGAATAAAGGGGCAACTGCTCGGGAAATGTTATCTCGTATTACGCTCATGTTGGAAAACATTCCGTTCTTTTTACAACCGGGCTCAAAAGCACTTAATAAAGGTTCATTGGAGTTTAGTAATAACT